GATAGAAAAACAATTTGTTGTAATAATTAAAAAATAAATAATTAATTATTAAAACTCTAGTTAGAATAGGCAAGACCACCCATACCACTCATGATACGGAGGACGTTGTAGTTGGTAGCATAGACACGAACTTGGGCAGAACGAGCATTAGCAACGGTGCGTTGAGTGAGTTGAAGTTGAAGAGTAGCGTTGTCGATACGAGACATATTGCAAGTGCCGCTAGGTTGGTGTTCTTCAGGTTTAAGACCAAAAGAATAAACATTGATACCGAGAGCGGGGCAGTTTGTGTGATGTTGGTAGGGTTGAACGAGGTTGAAGTAGCGTCCTTCACGTTCAGAGAATCTGTCGTGACCGTTAAGTTGTATCTTAGCAGAGGCAACGGGGTTAAGACCACGATCAAGAAGATAGTTAGCGGAACTAAGACCAATATTCCAAGCAGTAGCAAGTGCGGGATTGGAAACATTGGCAGCTTGAGCACCGGCAGGAAGATTAGAGTTTTGAACATAAGATTGGGGTTGATGAGTTATATTATCAGCGAAACCAGTACCTTGAGTAACTTGAGTAATACCTCCAGTAGTGCCAAACAAACTTTGAGTCATAGAACCAGCTCCATCGAGTACACCAGATCCAGTAAGACCGCCACCTAAGGGATCCTGGGGAGTGCCGGTGTAAGGAGTAGAGTCAAGAGCATCCGTGTAGTTAAACCATTGAGGACCGCCAACAGCAGCAGTATCCTGAATAGAAACGTTAGAGTCAGGTTGAACAACCCAGATAAGTTCCTTAACAGGGTGATTAAAGTTGAGTTTAATCTTGTTAGAAACAGAGTTAACGGATTCAGCACCAGTAAATTGGAGTTGTTCAATAAGGTATTCGTGAGAAGTTTGGGCAAATCTACGACGTTCATCCGTGTCTAAATAAACATAGTCGACAAAAATGGAGGCAGATTTGAGGGAGGGAAGAGAAAAGGATAGTCCGGAATTGTTAGGGTTGTACCAAAAGCATGAAGTGGCCGTGGCAAAGGTAAGGTTAATCTTAACTTCGTGATATTGGAGAGCGATAAGAGGAAGAGCAAGACCAGGGTTGCGGCAAAACCAGAATTCAAGAGGGATATAAAGAGTAGTTTCAGGCATGCAGCTGACAAGATCACAGTCACCAAAAGCCATTTGACTAGCAGTAAGATTAACACTTGAGGGAGCAGTAACAACAGGATTGGCAGTTCCATAAATAGGTTGAACAAGACGAGGAAGATTTCCAACCATAGAAGCATAACCAGCGGCGTGACCAGCAGTTTGAGTTAGTTCATTCCAGATATGTAACCAATCACCATAGTGACGGTCAATACGTTGTCCACCTATTTCAACATCAACACTTTGAATCATAATGTGACCAACCCAATTCAACCAACGGAATTGTTGACCAGGTAATAAATTGGGTATACGGGGAAGAGTCGCTTGAAGATATACACGATAGATTAAATCACCATTACGAGAAATTGTGCATGTAACTTTACGACCCCAGTCGGCAGCACCATTGAATGTTTGTTCAATAGCTTCCATAGAAAAGTTTGTATGGCGTTTATAAGATACTTTCCAGAAAGTAATTTGAGGATTGCCCGTAAGATATATATCTTGAGCACCATAAGCGACAAGTTGCATGAGACCACCACCCATATTATGTTTTTTATATTATAAAGCAAGAAAATTTTTTTAGTAAAACGCATAATTATTGTATATAAGATAAGAAAAAAATATATATGATTAACAATTTACCTAGTATAAATGCTTTTTAATTAATTTAGTTAAATTAATATTTTCTTTTCCTACTCTATTTTTTTTAAATTGTAATGTATTATTATTAATCATTTTTAATTTCCAACCTTCCCTTATCATTCCATATATAAATGATATCTTTATAAGTTCAATGATAATATCATTATTAATCATTTGTATATTTAATTATATTTTATTTTCTATTGATTATTAGACGAATTCGTTTAAATTTCAAGAAAATTAGATTATTTGATTTAAAAATATGTCAATAAATTCAATATATATATAAAACGGTAAGTTATAATGTTATTATTTAATAAAGATAAACCAAAAAAAAAAGACTTACAACCAGTAAATATAGATAATAAACATCAAGAAATATTAAAATCATTTGATATTCACAAAAAAACAATTCATGAATTTCAATTGAAATATGAAAATTTAAAAAAAAAATATGAAAAAATGTGTTTAATACCTAACACACAAATTAAGGATGAAGAGCTAGAAGAAAAATTCTCATTAAAATGTGAATTAGATGAATTAGAAAAAGAAATGAGTAAAAACTATAATCCTACACAATATTTTGTAAATACGGGTCACATACTATTTAATTATTATAATAAGTCGCATACTCAAAATGAAGTTTCTGATGTTGATAATAAAAATCCATTGTCTAAATCTATACTAGACTTTTTTAAACAAGGTAGTAGTGAACAACCTAAAGTGATGGTAGAACAAATAACTACCTATAATAATGAAAACAAAAAAAAAGGTTTGACAAAAACACAAATGTTTGATAAATATATGAGCTATGTAGATAGTAAATATATTAGTGATAAGGATAAAGAAGACGATATTGAAGTTTGTAAACAATGTTATCAACAAAAACTTTTTGTTCATGCTGAAGGATTATTAATATGTCAAAAATGCGGGGATCAAGACTATGTATTTATAGATTGTGATAAACCTAGTTATAAAGAACCGCCTAAAGAAATTGCGTATTTTGCTTACAAACGTATTAACCATTTTAATGAACATATATCACAATTTCAAGGTAAAGAAAGCACTGAAATACCTGATGAAATATATGATCAAATTAAAAAAGAAATTAAAAAAGAACGTATATCAGACCTTACTACAATAAAACCTGAAAAAATAAGAGAAATTTTAAAAAAATTAGATTTAAATAAATATTATGAACATATTCCACATATTATAAATCATATTAATGGAATACCTCCTCCTAATATTACTAAAAGTCAAGAAGAAACATTACGTGTAATGTTTAAAGAAATACAAATACCATTTATGAAATATTGTCCAGCAGAGAGACAGAATTTTCTATCTTATACCTATGTTTTGCATAAATTTTGTGAATTATTAGAACTGGATGAATTATTACCATGTTTTCCATTATTAAAATCACGTGAAAAATTACAAGAACAAGATGCTATATGGGAAAAAATATGTAATGACCTTGGCTGGTGTTTTTATAAATCAATTTAACATTGTAAAATAACGCCGAATATCAGGTTGTTCCATTTTCTGAACTTTTTCCTTACTTATTTTTTTAGAATCAATTACATCTACATCTTTTATTAGTATAGATTTTTTATTCACTTTAATAATATATGGTTGAGTTTCAAAGCTAATATCACTCTCAGTACTTATTGATGAATTAGATAAAACTTTATGTGTTTGCTTATCTATATTATGATAAAATTCAATAACTTTAGGGTGACATTTAATGCGTGTTGGATCAAAATTTAAGATAGAAAGTCCTTCAAGAGAACGAACACGACTTAGTGCTACATATATTTGACCATATCCACCACTTCCTGTAAATACATTTTTACCTATATCAACTATAGCTAAATCTAGTGACATTCCTTGGGAACGATGAATTGTACATCCATATCCTAAAATAAGTGGTAATCCAGAAGCATTCGCAATTGTGAAACCCTCATCTATTTCCCAAGTATATATAGCTATATTTTTAATTTTACCATTTGAAAATATAACTACTGGTTCTCCGTTTTCATTAAAACTATCTATACGTCCTTTACTTCCATTTACTAAGCCTTCATCAACAGAAAGATTTACTACTAAAATAACTTGACAACCTATACACAATTGAATATTATCATCTATAGGTAATTGAGCCTTAATTTTTCTTTCTATTTCTGTCTTATTTACTTCTGTTGATATTGGATTATCATTATCGTGTGTTTCGAGTGAAATAGTTAAATGGTATGATTTAATATCCTTTTCATTATTAATTTGTCTAAAATAACGCTGATTGATTTCATTTGCCTTTTCTCTTGTCGGAAAAAGTTGAACTGGTTCAATTCCATAGGGATTATCAAGTGGCTTTCTAAACCTATTAATAAGAACACTTGTAGTATCTTGGTCGGATATACCCATTCTTATCTTTTGTAAAGTTTCAATAAATTGAAGGTCACTTTGTCTATGAATCGTTTTAAAATGAATAATTTCAATATCACTTGCTTCCCATTCAGGCGTTTCAAAACAATATTCTAGTTCATGGTGTAATATGTGTTGCTCTAATATAGGTCCTAATTGACAAAAATCTCCACTTAAAATAACTTGTATTCCACCAAAAGGACTATTATTTTTACGTATTAATTGTGTTAAACGGTATATCATACGAAATGTTCTTGGTGTGAGCATAGATACCTCATCTATAATTAATGTTTTAATGTTTTTAAAACGTTTTATTAAATATCGTCTTTTAGCTATTCTCTGAATATATTGGTCTTCATCTTCTTTACTTACACCTAAACCCGAAAAACTATGAATAGTAGTTCCACCTATTAATAGAGCACTTGAACCAGTTGTGCTTGTTATACCTACATATGTTCTTAGATTGTGTTTATATTTTTCTTTAAATATATCTATGATATGTTCTAGTACAAAAGATTTACCAGTTCCGCCACCACCAGTTAAAAATACATTTTTGCCTTTTAAGACTATATTTACCGCTTTTTGCTGTTGTTCGTCAAGAATAATTGGCATAGTTTATAAATATTTATTTTTTTAAAATATTTCAAATTTTTTATATATCTAAAAACAAATTATATATATTTATTATACTATTTTAGATGCGTAAAAATATATCTAATTTATTACAGTTAATAAATAATTATTCAAATTATAATTATATTGTTCTTTATGACCCAAAAATTATAAATATCAAAATAGAACGTTTAAATTTTAAATATATTTATATATATTACATTGACCGAAATACGTATGATTATCTTTTTTTATATAACAAATCTAATAAATTTTATAGATTTATGATTAGAAAGGATAAAACAACTACGATATTTACACTAGTGAATGATTTTTTTGATACAAAAGTAAAAGATTATTTTTTATTTAGTGATTTTGAATTTATTCAAAAAGATAATTACAGTTTCATACAAGAAGATATAGATATTATTGATATATTAAAAAAAATAGACAATTAAATACTTAAACTATCATCATCTTGTTGTTTTTTTGGATACATTATATTATATTTTTTAATGATATGCTCAGGAGGAAAATATCTACAACTTTTTTTAATTTCTAATATTTTCTTTTCAATTTTATTCGCAAAATCTTGTATATTTTCGTTAGGAAAATTTAATTCAAAATTAATCATAGTTAATAAATTATCATATTCTTCTGCCGCAATAAAATGACTTTCAGATTTTGCTTGTAATTTTAAAAAGCCATTAATACTAAATAAAATTGTATTAATTGCGGATAGAGTTCCTGCTATTAATTTATTTATAAATATTTGTTCTGGTTTACTATCGGATGGATAGGCAAATGAGTATACTGTTGCTGCTCCACTGATTGCTATTGCTGGAATAGTTATCAGCGAATTTTGCCTTTCATAATACTGTACACACATTCTATGTAATTGCCGTTGTTTCCGTAATTTACGAATAGTATTCGTTAAATTAAAAGTGCTTTTTTGACTATGTTCAGTGCGAATATTACTCATTGAAATTGATATTTCTTCTAATTTCTCATTTGGAGGCATGGGTGGTAATGTAACAGGTTGTTCATTTTTATCTTTATCTATTTCAACTGTTGAAGTAGACATATATATTAACATATATAAAAATAAATTTTTTTTTACATATGTTAATGTATACGATATCATTTATTTCTATGTATCGATGTTAATCATATAGTGTTCTTTTGGTTATTTAGAGCATAATTGGTATGTAAAATTTGATTGTACAAAAAATACTACAATTATTATATAAAGTAAATTATAATGGCATATACAATTCCTAAAACTAAAAAAGAAAGCGTTGGTCATCCCATGTGGACAGTTTCCAAACGTTGTGTTTTATGTGATATTAGATTAACAAATTATGAAGGTATTATTAACTGTAATATGCCCTTTTTTAATCATAATAATTGTAGATTTATACGTGCGTGTGACAATCACCGCCAAGAAGTGATTGATAATTTTTCGAGACCAGAGTTTGATCCACCATTCGAACCAGCAACAATTGCTTTTTGTCAAGTGTGTCACCAACCATTTTCAATAGTATCAGACGATCCTACAAGTTTTTGTAGTAAATATTGTAGAGGAAACTATTTGGATAGAATTTCTTAATTGATCCCAAACTTTCAAGATACATTTCAAAAGGTTAAATCCATCGTATTCGTCATATATACTTTGATTAGAAAAAGATAAATTTTTTATTATGACTATATTATTTCTATTGGTTTATTCATGAATTGATTTAAAAAAATTACTTTTATCCGTTTTTTCTGTTTGTTTTATATTTCTATCTTTAATCCATGGATTACTATCTTCAAACATACTACTAAATTGTTTAAGAACATTTTCACTGCTTAATTGTTCGTCATAAAAAGTTCTTGGTATATACCTGTATTCGATACGAGGATTAGGACAAATACTATATTGACGAGTATAACCAACTAAAACCATAACGACTCCAATTATAAAAATTAATATGATAATAGATTTCATATATATTATTTCTATACATAAAATCTAATCTTTTTTATCTTTATTTAACCATGGGTCATTCGATTCAAATAATGTTTTTGTTGTATCTTCATCTAATTTGTTATCCTCATTCATTGTTTGCTTTACCGTATTTTTCATCATATTATCTTTATTTTCTTGATAATAAATATCACGTTTGATAGCATTTTCCTTATATTGTTTCATTAATTTATTTAATTCTGGTTCCAAATATTCCGTATTTTCTATACGTTCTGGATTAGGATCCCAAGGTAACCAATATCCCACTTGACCCAAAAATACATTGTCGCGTTTATATAAACGTTGAAGAACTTTACAACGAACTTCTGCCTCTCGTTGATTGGAATAAACGCCTCGAACTTTAATACCTCGGACAGTAGTATGAAAATTTTGCATTTCGTGAAACGATGTCTCTAAACGATCTTCATTTAAAAACATAAAATCATCATATTTTTCTTTTACTAAATCATAATTTAATCGCGTTTTATCTCCCTTTAAAACTACATTATCTAAAAATTCACTCTGGTCACATATCCATTTCAAAAATTCACTATTAAAAAATACATCCTTTTGTTTTAAAACTTTTTCAGGACTAATAAAAGATAATACACAATATTGTTGTCCAGGAATAGACTGGTCAACATCTAAAAAATCTTCAACAGAGTCTTCATTATTACTCATTATATAAATATTAATAATTTATCTCTTTATATACATTTAATTATAAAATAAAAGATTTCCATATTTTTTTTTCTCAAGGTTAAATATAAAAACTCAAATAATAATGGAAAATTCTATGGATGTTCAAGAAGTTGTTAAACGTGCTATGAAATACTTAGTTGAAGGTTTAGGTGTAGCAGTAGCTATGTATTTAATAGGTAAAAATAAATTTCAAATGGAAGAAATATTACTTGTTGGTTTAGTAGCAGCTTCTCTTTTTGCTATTCTTGATTTAATGGCTCCCAGCATTAGTTATGCTGCTCGGCAAGGTGCTGGTTTTGGTCTAGGTGCTAATCTTGTAGGTTTCCCTAACATGGGCACTGGTGCTCCTGCTGGATTAATGTAATTTTTGTTCAATCTGTAACAAAAATAGATTTTTTTGAAATAAACTCCAACTCCAATAAGCACCCATACCAAATAATATTATAGTTATAAGTTGTATTGATACATATACAGTTACAAATAATTCACGTATTTGAAATAAATAAAGTAAAAATCGTATAACACGAAAATAAGTATACCAAACAAATTGAAATGATACACTTACTAGTAATAAATTTTTATTATTAGAATATTCCTTTTGTATATGATAACCCGTGTACAATAAAAAATTAGAATATTCTAATATATAATAAAAATATATAATTTGTTCTCTACAATAATCACTTAATGCTATATATAAACCATAATTAGCTATTATATGATGAACTAAATATGGTAAATGTCTTAAAAATGTATCCTTTTTAACAAATAGACTATATATAATATAGAATATATCACATGTATAAAAACCAATAGATAAAACAATTGGATAGTTTATATTGTTAAAATCTAGTAGTTTGTATAATGATACAAATAGTATAGCATGAAATAAATGAGTAAAATTTTTAACTATTTCAGGTTTTTTATGAAATAAAGAAATAGAATAATAACTAAATGGCCAAAAAAATATGGAAAAAACATAAAATAATATATTTTCAGTAGTAAAAATATAATTCATATAAATCTATATAGTTTTTTTTTGAATTATTTTTATATAAAGAAAAGACTATATAAATAATTATGAATAGGTTACTGTTCATCCTCTAGTGGATGAAAACAAGAGGATGTCATTTGACATTGAGTTTTTATCTAAGGAAACTAATTATGGTTTCTGATTATTTAGCTAGAGTAATGGCTTTTAATAAATAAAATACTAAGGTGTAATTTAATTTTGACCATAGTATTTTATTATAATATGATATATGAAAACAATATATTTACTGATATTGTTATTAATCATTTGTATTGTATCATATTATATGAATATTGAAATGTTTACAGGAAATTTTTTTAATAGATTTAATTCAAATGTTATTAGTAATGGTATCCGTGATAGTGTTTCAAATTTTGGTGTTATAAATCGTGAGATTGAGAATGTTGGTCGATTTTGGAATGGAATAGCTCAAGATTGGATTCCAAATGTAGGTTGGATTTATAGATATAGGGATAAATCAATAGAATTAGCTCGAGCACGACGTGGATTACCTCCGTTACAGGCCGCAATTCCTGATGTAAAAATTAATCTAAATTCGAGTAATAATCGTTATTCTACGGGTTTTAGTCCATAAAGATTTCTTTATTCATATATATAATGTCTATTCCTAAAAAAATCATAAATGATGTGTATTCAATTAAAACTGTAAATGATATGTTAGATATATTAAATACACCTTATTCTAAATCAGAAAAGGATTTTCATAAAGGGTTAGTAATAGTAGCTTATAATAAAATGGATAATGGTGAATATAGTTATAAATTAAAAGAAGATATTGGAAATATAACAGATGATGATTTTGACCCTTATTTCACTCCGGGTGAAATGTTAGCATATGGAGTCTTTGAGGGAAAATACCTTAATGATTGTGTATTAGAATTTCCTAAGGAGTGGTTTTTAGATGCTATAGACCAAAATACATTAAGTCCAGAGGGAGCTGACATAAGTTGTAATTATTTTGAAATAAAAAGCAGAATGAGTTTAGGTGCGTGGCGTAAAAAGGGTTGGATACCACAAATACCCAGTGACCCTGATAATAGAGGTTGGTTTCAATGGTATTGTAGATATTATATTGGTCGACGTATTCCAGAATTAGATGCCGTTCAAATCAAACGTTGGAAAGCATTTAAACGACATTTTGGTCAGGTTCGTAAAAACTGCTCCGAACTAGATTGCCGTCCTAAACAAAGACAGGCTTTACTACAATGGAGTTATAATGCTTTTGTAGTAAATGAAGATTAATATATTTTTGAAAAATATTTATATATTAATCTTATTAAGCTCTTTTATGTGCTGCTGAAGCAGCAGCATTTCGGTCACGAGCAGCAGCACGAGCTTGTTGTTGAGCATTAAAAACATCATCACCAAGTTCAGGATCATAATAAATGCATCTACGAGTCTTTAAATTATGAAGGCAATTTTCAGATTGTTCTTCTGGTTTATCAGTCATAACACAAGTATGAGTGCCTGGTTTTACTTTACAGTATTCCATAGAGGGTATTTTTACACCGCGTTCATCATATGGATTTCCTCCGGCTAAATTAACTTTTCTTGAACTACGACGAGCCGCATGCTTAGCACGAGATTTAGCACGGCTACGATCTGCTAATAAATCTTTTCCAGGAGTTTTTTGTTTTACAACGCAACGGTAGTTATCTCTACTACGACGGCATGATTCAGTGTTTCTTAAACTAACATCATTTGTTCCATAACAAGTGCGACGTGAATGTGCTTTTTTAGGTTTTTGAGCATTTCCCTTACGAGAACGTCCTCCACGACTACTTTCTTTAACATTTGATGTTCGCATTCCGCAATATTCCGTATCCATTTTTTTATATATTACAAACAAAGAAAAAAAATTAGTTTATATTAATTTATATTTAAGTATATACATTTATAATCAACAAGATAACTTATTCATTCAATACACTGAGTCATTCTAAATTAGATTTTCTTATAATAACTTTAAATTGCCTCATAATTGTTACCTCAATATATATTCATTTATATATTGGCATGAAAGGTTAAACATATATTTTTTCATTATCTTTCCTTATTCATAACTAAATATTTGATATAGTAAGTATAGTTTTTGATAATTACATATAAAGAAAATAATAGTCTTAATATATAATTATACGTCAGTAACATTTCTATCATTTAAAACTAAATATCTGTTATCATCAACCACATAAACTTTTTGTCCTAAAAGACATGTTTCCTCGGCTAATTGAAACATTAACTTATGTATATTCTCACTCGATAAATCTACATTAGAATCTATTAATAATTTGAATTCATAACCGTTAAATGGTTGATCTAGAGCTTCTGCCTTGATTGATGTAATGTTTTCAAAAAATTTTAATTCATCATTAGAACCCCTTTTATTCATTTCTACAACAGATTGAATGAAATTATTTAAATCATTTAACAGATTATTTTGCCGGACATCTTCAGCCATTAACATATCTTGGCTGCTTATATTTAATTTATTTTCGTGAACATTCATATAAACGGTTGCGTTTTCTCCACCCGTTAAGTTATATCTTCCACCATTTAACGCTATTTTCGAACGACGAGCCGCATGCTTAGCACGAGATTTAGCACGGCGACGATCTGCTTTCATATCATCTCCAGGAGTTTTTTGTTTTACAACGCAACGGTAGTTATCTCTACTACGACGGCATGATTCAGTGTTTCTTAAACTAACATCATTTGTTCCATAACAACTACGACGTGAATGTGCTTTTTTAGGCTTTTGAACAGTTCCCTTACGAGAACGTCCTCCACGGCTACTCTGTTTAACATTTGAGGTTCGCATTCCACAATATTCCTTATCCATTTTAATTATATTACATATAAAGAAAATATTATAAAAATAAATTAAAAATTATATATATTTCAATATTGAATTCTACTTTGTGTATTACCACTTCTTTTACGATTTCTTCTGGATCGAACTATTTTCCACCTTTTTATGATAAATATTTACGTAATACTATATCTTCACTTTTTGGACCAATATATACTTCATTTACAATTTCCAATATTTTATTTGCTACATCAATTTTAATTTTGTGACTAGTAATATATTGATTTTATTCAGTATCTGATAAATTTACTGCGTCGTTTGCTTCCTTTTTAAACCTATCACAACATCTTTCCATTGAAAGCATATTTAGATATCTTACATTCGTATAGTGGTTTATCATTATCGTAATTAGGGTCTTTATTTCTGAATTCAAATCATCTTCTGCGTCGGATTTTTTTAAAATTTGTTGTAAAGGTTCTGCCATATTTAACATATTTTTTAATTTGTTAATCTTTACATTTATCCAATTCACTATAAATAGATAAAACGCGCGCACTAGGATCTTTTGTATCACCTGACCAACGCGGAAGCCAGTAATATGGGATAGTATCAGCTCTACCCGGATAAAAACTATCAAATAATTTTCTATAATAATAACTCTCTTTCAAAAATGGCTTAGGAGTCATATATTTAGATTTTTCATTATATTCATCATCACTTATAATACTATTTACATGTTCTTGAATAATCTGAAACCATGATTTTTCTGTGCTACTTACACCATCACTAAATGCTTCTTTCTTACGCCAGAGAATTTCATCCGGAAGAAGTCCTAATCCATCAAATGCTTTACGTATAAACCACTTTTCCATTCCGTCTTTTGGTCTTTTGAATTGAGCGGGAATACGCATATATTCTATCAAAAATTCTTTATCTAAAAATGGCACACGAACTTCTAATCCATTACCCGCTGTAGATTTATCACAACGCAGACAATCAAAATAACATAAATCTTTCAATAATCTTACACATTCATCTTGAAATTCTATATCATTTGGTGCTTTATGAAAATATAAATAACTACCACTGGCTTCATCACTCCCTTCCCCACTAAATACTACAACAATATCCGTATTTTCTTTAATATATTTACTAAGCAAATACATAGGTGTACTTGCTCTTACAGTTGTAGTGTCCCATGTTTCAATTTGTTTGATAACTTCAGGAATAGCAGATAACATATCTTCTGGAGTAACAATAACTTCATGATGTATAGAACCAATATGATTCGCAACAATTCGGGCCTTTGCTAAATCGGTAGAACCTTCCATTCCAATTGAAAAACTATGAATAGGA